AAATGTTTGAATACCTAACAAGTATGCGTAGTAGTCAGTATTTGCGAAATCTTGAGTACCATCCCCAACTGCGATTTGTTTGAATGCTCCCCAACCAACTGCGTTTGGATATCTATTGTCAGGACAGGCACCATTCAAGTAACCTATTCTACCTAAGACATATCTATCACTATTAGTTCTGTGTTCTCTATAAATGTCCCAACCATCAAAACCACCTTGTACTAATAAAGTGAATTTTCTTGAGTAAATTCTATAGTAAGGGTTTGTAGGATTATTTGGTTCAGATGAGAAATTAGCATCACCCACGTCAAATCTTGGAGTACCCGAAGTTGTAAATGCATCTGAAATAGTTATACCTGATGCGTCTTTATCCATGTGGAAACCTCTTGATCTGTAATTCCATTCACCACCTTCAAGATCACAAGTTGAAATAGGGTTTTGTTTACCAACATATTCAAAGTAATTACCATCCCAACTATTATTATTTGAAATACCTAAGTATGTTCTTCTAACATTATCACCAGGACTTTGGATTGGTGCTGCGAATGGTGGGTTAAATATTACCTCACCAGGGAAGTCATATTTTGTTTTATAAACCGGGAATGGTGAAGTTGCTGAACCATAAGTTCTAAAGTTAAACCCTTCAAAACCACAAGGTAAAGCATCTACAGGAGCATCTTCATTCATTTCTACCATAATGTATGTAGAATTAAGTTGGAACTCACCATCTAATGTACCCACTTTCTTAGCAATAAAATTATTTTGACTTGGATCCATACTACAGTTTGTAAATTTCTCTACAACAACCGGATTAGTATCAGTATCATAATAATCACGAACGAATACATCAAAAGTACCATTAGCGAATGAAATGTTTCCAATAGAAATCTTAATTTCGTAGTTAGCAGCATCTCCATCGGCAATAGTGTAAAACTTGAATAAGTTATAAACTTTAGTACCTCTAAGTTCAGATACAACCCAAGGAGAGCTTGGAGTTTGATATCTATCTAAATACCACCCAATTGAATCGGATGCGTTACTTTGTGCTGAATCCAAATCAACTAACACAGGTTTTAAACCTCTAATGAAACCTTTTCTCCATCCGTAGTTTAATAACGATTGGAATCTTTCCTCAACAAATAAAGGAACTACAGTTCTTGGTTTTGCAAAATTAGTTGTTCCAAATACTTTTGTTAAATACTCAGCATCTGATGTTGAGAATGACGCTTCAAAATTAAAGTTAACACCATCATTATTTGTTACATTTATACCAAATGGTAAGTATGGATTTTGTAATACTCCAGCATATTGACCTGTCATATCTAAAGACACATTATTCAAATTAGATACTTCATAAACAGGATTGTTACCATTTACGTATGTTGAAATACCTCTCGATCTAAATGTTGCTACAACCATATCGTCATAATTAGTATATGAAGTACCGGTATAGTAGTAGATTACACCCATTACAGATCCTGAGTAACATTCAACAGGAACAGGAATTGTTGTCGTTGTAGTTGTTGTTGGAACAGGCGTAACACAAGGATTAGTTGTTGTGGATGTTGTAGTTGGAGCTGTAGTGGTTGTTGTTATTGGAGTAATATTTGTGATACCCGTAACAATTGACCAAAAAGAAAAACCTGAATAACTACCACCACCATTATTATCAAACAATGCGTAGTACCATGATGTGTTAGCACCATCACATAAGTTATTTTGATCAAATGGTATTGCCGGTACACCGAATACGTTTGTTGTTGCGGTATAAGTACCGTTAACAGTTAAAGCACTATAATCATTTCCATCAACACTACCAAAATAACTAATTAAATTATCTTCAGCAGTTAATGGGTTTGTACTTGTCATTACATTAAAGATTAAATCTCTAATATTTTCATCCAATGTTGAAGTACCTCCTTGAGGAGTTTCATAACTAACGTCAAGTATATCCAAAATTTCACTTGGGAAATTACTTAAATATTCTATACTTGATGTTGAGTTTGTACATCCTGAGAAATCTACAACAAACGGTAACTCTAAAGGAATAACACATTGGGGGATACAGTTTACAGTGACGGAACTAAAACAATTAACTCCGATTGTGGAACAATCTACGTTTGCTGTAGTTAATATTGACCAAGATGGTCCCGCATCATAACCTGAAAGTCCTAAGATTCTCGTTACGAATAATTGATTAGATTGTTGTAAATAAGATTTTGCGATATACGCAGCCTCATATTTTGGGATTTGTGTATTCACAAATTTTTCAGGTGTAGTTCCACCAAAATAGGTTTGGAACTCGTCAAAATTTCTGATGAAGATTGGTTCAAAAGCGGGACCTTTTAAGGTCTCCCCTGCGATACCTAAAGTTGTAACACCAACACTCTGTGCCACAAAACTTAAATCTACTTCAGAAGTATAGACGCCTGGTGATACAAATACTTTACTATTAGCCATTGTCTTTTTTTTTGTTTAGTTGTTTTATTTTCTATATAAATATTAGTTTTTTTTGTAAAAACTTTACTTCTTCCAAACTATTTATATTTTGGTAAGATTTTATTCTGCCTTTTTTCTACCTATGGATAAAGATACTAAGAAGATAAAAAATTTGAAGATTTCTATTGAGGTTCACGAAACCCTTAAAAAGTATTGTGATAAGCGTGGGATTAAAATGTATCGGTTTTTGGAAAACCTGATAATGGAAAAATGTAAAGAAAAAAGGGATATCTACGGAGAAGATTGATTACAATAATTCTTGATTGAAAATTAAGAATGATGTATCGTTAGGAAATTGTTTGTAAATAATGATTTTTAATGTGTCCCCACTATTAATTTGTATTTCTCTAACATCGTTCCCATAATAAAGACCATTGATATAAACTTCATACCCTGACGGAGGGGTTCCACTTGATATATTATCACTATCAACAAATCTTAAGTTAACATTATAATCAAAAACTTCGGTGACTTCATTTGATGTAACTCCTGTTGCGAAATCATATCTTTTAACTGAAGGTGGATTTGGTTCTTCCTTTTTTTGTCTTTTCCTTCTTGTTTTAGTTTCCGTTTCAAAAATCTGAAAAACTCTTGTGATTGCTGGAGTAATCTCAAACTCGTCTTCATCAATAAGGAAACCTAATAACGTAAATGTATATTTTTGAATATAAAATTTTCTCTTTTCAAGATCCAACACCGATTCATCTGTTATATCATTCATTATGATCGGAATATAATGTCCTTTGATAACTTGATATGCTTGTCTTGATGCGAACTTTTCAAGAACGATTTGATTGAACTTATTAAGTTCTCTCATTCTATTACATAATATTGCTACAGTATATGTTATATCAACAGGAACTGGTTGAGGTATTTTGTAAATATCCATGCCATGTCTCTGTCCATCCCATGTTGGGACTTTGGCATAATAATATTGTCTTCTATTTGGTATATTCCATCTTAATGCCGGATTTGTCCCAAATTTAACTTCGGGAGTTCTAATGGTTGTTATAAATGGAGGTTCAACATTTTTATCGATATTTTGGAAATCCCAAGTTTCAACAAACTGAGACCAATTCTGAGTGGTTATCATAATATCAACAGTTGGCATTATGGACCCTTCAACAACACATCTTAATTCATCTCTAACAAAATCTAAAAACCCACGATCCAAATCTGCGTGCAATAAAGATTTTGGAAGATAAGTTCCATCATCAGAAATCATATCCGCAATCTCATGTCTTCTCGGAGTTAAGATTTTTTTCTCAATCAGAGGAATACTTTTTTTTATTTGTTTCGGGAACCCCATATTAATTTACTAAAAATATTTTATTCTCTAAATTTATCATTTCGACCTCATTAGCCCTAAAAATAGGTTCCTGAGTTTTTTTAATTAAAAATGTGTCATCAAAATATGGGTTATATTTAATAACAACATCTCTTTCAGGACTAGGCATATTTTCACACGGATTTTCACAATAATCAATTAATGTTCCTGTAACGTAAGCGTGTACATTTTTTTGTTTAACTTTTCTAACCTTTTGTTTTCCTGTTTCACTAACTAAAAATTTTACATTTTTCAATCTAACGTAATCGGCTTTCAAAACTACGATACCACCAAATGTAACTGAGAACATATTTCTTGTGATGTCGTAGTAAACTTTAACGTGTTTGTTAATTAACAAATTAGGGTCTCCTTTAATGGAGTATATTAATTCTTTATTTTGAGATTCACTTAATAATAGTTTCATAGTCCTCTAAATTCATTTGGTCCAACAGGTGATGCACTTATTGTACGATAAAAAGGTTTATAACCTGCATAGGTATGTTTATTGTCAGATACGACACGACCATCATTATTAACCGTATAGTATCTAACTAACGTTTCAGTTTCATAATAACCAATGTAATCACCAAAATTAATATCAATTCCTAAATCATCTAAAGTTTTTTGGTAAACTGAAATTCTTATATTACCCGGTTCCATTTGATCCACTCTTGTTGAACCTAATAATTTATTTTCAGGTGCCGATACTTGTACAAAAGCATTAAATTCAATTGGAGGTAAAAACTTAATACCATCTGATACAGTTTCACCATATACATCATCTGTTTTTGTTTTGTATCTATCAACACGATATAGTACACAGGTAAAATTCATATCACCCACCAACCATTCTTCTCCCATTGAAATGTCAAGGTCGAAATCGTTTGATCCAAAAAATTTACCTATCCTTGTAATAGGAACTTTATTTGCCATATTTTCGGTATTTATTGATAAATATCTTTTTTATTGTTATTTTTATTAAAAAGGAAAATTTGGATATTAATCAATCATTAATAGAACGAAAAGCGTTAGAATTGTTAGACACCTATTCAGGTGCTAATAACTATATTCTATACCTTAAAACCAAAAAAGAAACTAATAAAAAGTTTTACCCAACAAGAACCCAATCAGATTACATTATTAACTATTTAAATACCACACCAAAGATTGCTCGTAAGTGGGTTGAGTTGGATACTTACTTCGCTAAAAAGTTTGCCGAAGAAAAGTATCTACTTGAAACTCCTGAAAATATCTTTATAGAAAAGTTGTTGGTTGAGAAAGAAAAATCTTATCACGTTTGGGCTAAATTCTTTGAGAAAGACAAATTAAGTGAATTTTGGATACCTAAATCCGCTCTTATTAAATCACATAATGTTGAGAAGGTTGATGTTGATTATACTAAATATAGTCATAGACCACCGCTACAACATCAAAAAGAAGCAATAGAAAAATTAGCAGGATCAAGAAGATTTATTCTTGCTGATGATATGGGACTTGGTAAAACAACCGCAACAATTATTGCTGCCTTAGAAACGGGAGCGAAGAAAATATTAATTATTTGTCCCGCTTCATTAAAGATTAATTGGCAACGTGAAATTGAAAATTATTCAGATAGATCTGTATATATTGCCGAGGGTAAGAAATTTTCAACTGAATCTGATTTTGTTATCGTTAACTACGATATCCTAAAAAACTTCCACGATATGAAGGATAAGGATAAATCTTTATTAAACCAATCTGAATTTGAATTGGTTATTTTAGATGAGGCTCATATGATATCTAACCCCCAAGCACAACGAACAAAGATTATTAATCATTATGTGAAAAATATTAAAAGAGTTTGGTTATTGACGGGAACACCAATGACATCTCGTCCAATGAACTATTATAACCTATTAAACATTATTGAATCTCCCGTCGCACAGAATTGGATGGCTTATGCTATTCGTTATTGTCAGGGATATCAATTTACCGCGGGAAAAAGAAAAGTTTGGAATGTTACGGGAGCTTCTAACTTGGAAGAATTAAGAGATAGAACCTCAAAACAAATCCTTCGTAGATTAAAAGAAGACGTATTAGATCTACCCGATAAAATTATTTCACCAGTGTATCTTAGATTGAAATCCAAGGATTATGAAGAATTGATGGGGGAATATTATGATTGGTTTGATAATAAGAAAGATGAATCGTCTTCATTAACTGTTCAATTCTCAAAACTAATGAAAGTTAGAAAAGTTATTGCTAACGAGAAAACAAAACAAACGATTGAGTTTGCTGAGAATATTATTGAACAAGGTAAGAAGGTAATTATCTTCACAAACTTCACAGATACTTTACAAACAATTTATCAACACTTCGGTAAACAAGCGGTTTATCTTGATGGTAGTTGTTCTAAACCTCATCGTCAACACGCTGTAGATGAATTTCAGGATAATGAAAAAATAAAAGTATTTGTCGGTAACTTAAAGGCCGCTGGTGTTGGTTTAACATTGACTGCCGCTGAGGTTGTGATAATGAATGACTTATCATTTGTCCCTGCGGAACACGCTCAGGCTGAAGATAGAGCGTATCGTTATGGTCAGAAATCAAATGTTTTAGTTTATTACCCCCTATATGAAAACACCATTGAAGGTGCCGTTTATGATATATTAAATCGTAAAAAAGAAATCATCCGAACCGTAATGGGTGATGAACAACCTGAAAATACAGGAGATGTTGTTGAGGAAATTTTATCTTTAATAAACAAAAGAAGATAAATTTCTCAAAAAATTTTGTCAGTATTAAAAAATATTATATCTTTGACAAAATTTAAAAACTTTTTATGGGAAAATTTCAAAAACAAGCAGCAAAAAAATACAAATACAAACAATCTATGGTTAAACGAGATTTGTATTTAGAATTATCTGATTCCGAATTTTATGGGTTTTCATACGCTCATTTAACACCATCGGGATACGGATCAAAAATTGAAAAAAGGTTAATGACTAAACTTGGTGTGGGTAAAGTTAATCGTAATGATATCAAAGGCGACTTTGTTACTAAATCAAAAAGTAAAAATAAACTGTATGGTGAAATTAAAACAACTTATTTAGATGTTGATGGGTTTTATCATGTAACACATATTCGTCAATGGCATGAATTTGATGTTTATTTATTATGTTTTATAAATCCTACAACTTGTAAGGCGGAATATATTATGGTTAAAAAAGATGTTTTTAATCAATTACCATTAACTAACATGAATTTAACTAGTAACGATAATCAAGAAAATAATCATGTTGAGAAGAGGTTTTCTTTAACAGAAAATTCTGATTACATGAAATTTTTTAAAAGTGAAAACTTATTAAAATCTACAAGTTTTAAAGATTTGTCTAATTATATTGATCAACGTGACTATTTTTATGGTAAACTTGAATTAAAAATTAATGATTATATTATGGATGCAATAATAAATTTATATAATATTTCATGTAAAACAAAAAACTATAATTATTTTTTTAAAAAAGTTTGTGATCATATATGGGACTCAATAAATAAAGATTTTGGAGATCAACCAAAAAGAAGATTATTAAATAAGTTTGTAAAAAATACATTTAATGATGTTATTTTAAATTATTATATGAGATATAATTTATTATTTGATGATGAAAATCCTGAATTATAGAATAATAAAAATATAATTTAATATATAAAACCTCATTAACTTGGGGTTTTTTTATTTTTACTACTATTTATTTGGAAACAACTAAATATGAAAAAAATCGTAAGGTTAACCGAATCTGATTTGGCAAGAATAATTAAAAGAGTTATAAAAGAAAATCAAAATGATATTCCATCTCAAATTATGGAATGTGCTTCTGAAGTATTAACACTATCAGATCTTACTAAAATCCCAACTTGTTTGGAATTAGCTATGGGGGTTATGACCGATAAGAAAATACCAACAGATATTTTTAAAGTAATGGCTTGTGGTACAGAATTATCTAAATTAAATAAAACATCACAAGATGGAGTAGAATTTATGAATTGTGTTTTAGGTAAAATTGGAACATCAAATCCGGTTATGAACTATACCCCTAAAACCGATCGTTTAGGTGATGGTGGTGAATTTGAACGAATGGTGGGAATAAACCAAATGAAAAGAGGAAAATAATGAATAATAGTAGAAGTCAAACCAAAATTAGAAGAACTCAGCAAGTAAATCTAATTGCTGAACAAAGATATCTTAAACAAAAAGGTTTATTAACTGAAAACATAGATGTTTTTATGGAATGTTTTGATACTTTTGGATTAACAATTGATCAAATTCCACAAAGTTGTATGTCAGTTACAAATAAAGAAGAATTTCTTAATTGTAGAAAAGAAATAAATTTGGCAATTATGAGAATGAATAAATCCAATGAATTAACACCTCTACTTACTTGTTTAGAAACCAAAGCACAAAATTTAGGTTTATTTATTGAACCCCTTAACATAGAGGAACCACCTTCAGAAGAAGAGGGCGAAGAAACCCCTGAAGAAGGAAAATAAAATTATAAACCCACCATAAGGTGGGTTTTTTATTTTATAAGATATTTATGGTTAATGAAAGTAACTATTAAACATATAAAATGCGATATGTCCAAAGAGGACAAAAAATTGGTGGAGGATTTTTTAAAATATTTACAAAAAAAATATCCCGTAAAAAATGATGTTACTGTTTTATTTTTAGGTGAAAAAACAGATGGTATGTCTACGGGGAGTAGAAATGAAAATTCAGAACTTAAAATTTTAACTAAAGGTAGAATTAATAGAGATGTTTGTAGAACACTGGCTCACGAATGGGTACACGAGTGGCAAAGATCAACCAAAGGTATGGAGAGAGGACCTGATATCGGAGGTCCAAATGAAGATGAAGCAAATTCAGAAGCCGGTTCAGTACTAAAAAAGTTTGAACGTGATTTTCCCCAACACGAAAAATTAATGTATGAAGGTTTAATTGGTATTGGTAAAAAAATTAATTTAATAACAGAACAACTTGTATTGGCGGAAAAAGAAAACATCCGTGAAGATTTCTTAATGGAAATGAAAAAAATTGGTATTGATAAATTACCTTATTCATATTCGGCATTAAATAAGTTTGTGGATCCTGAAACTATGAACACTCACTATAACAAACATTACAAAGGATATGTTAAAAAATTAAACGATGCTTTATCAAAAAAAGATTATGGTGATGTTGAGTTAGAAGATATTGTTAAATCAATTGGTAAATACAATACAACAATAAGAAATAATGCTGGTGGTGCGTTTAATCACGCTTTGTTTTGGAAGATGTTGTCACCAAAAAGACAGAAACCAAGTGGTGAAGTATTTGAAAAAATTACCAAACAATATGGGAACATTAAAAAAATGAAGGACGAATTTAACCAATCAGCTAAAGATAGATTTGGTTCAGGATGGGTATGGTTGGTTCTTACTAAAACAGGAAGATTAAAAGTCATCTCAACACCAAACCAAGACAATCCTATGATGAGTGTCGTTAAAGATGGGGGATATCCATTGTTAGGTCTTGATGTATGGGAACACGCTTACTACTTACGTTATAGAAATAAACGAGACGAATACATTAAAAAGTTTTGGGATTACGTAAATTGGGAATTCGTTAATGAGCTATATCTATTGAGAACTAAAAAATAAGATATTTATAAATAAAAACTATGTCAATAATTTCAGAACCAGAAAGAAGTAAATTATACACGAGAATTCGTCACCTATTAGGTGCTCCACTTCGTAGTGTTGAATTAGAGGATGAACAAATGGATACTTTGTTAGAGTTCTCTATTGATGATTATTCACAATACATCCAAGATTGGTTAATTGAATCTCAATGGTCTAATCTTTGGGGGTTAAATGTTGAAACACAATCTTTAGCGAAAGCTTTTGTTACAAAAAGTTTGGACTATGAAACAAGATATACATATGCATACTCCAAGATTGTTGGTTTACAAGCCGGAGGGGATTACGTTTTAAAGAAAGATTATATCCAATTAGTTGAGAACCAACAAATTTATGAAATTCCTGCTTGTAGGGAAATTAACGAATTGTTATGGTTTTCACCGGCCGAATTAAATAATACATTAATTGACCCATGGACTTTTGGTGGTATTGCCGGTGGTGGTTTAGCTGGTCCTGCGGGATTTGCTCAAATGGGTAACTTGGCAGGTAGTTATTTTATGATGCCAGCGTTTGATATGTTATTAAGAATGCAAGAGATTAACATTCAAAGAAGAATTATTCAAGGGGATTTAACATATAGAATTACTGCATTACCTGATGGTAAGAAAGCAATACACTTAATGAATGTACCGGGTGGAAAATTTGACTTCGGTAACGGTACCTTAAGAAAAGGTAGAGTGTGGTATTGGTATTATGATGCTTGTGAGGAAGATAAAGACGATTGTTTAAAAAATAATCCCGACATCATTCAAATGCCGTCAGATGTTCCATTCCAACAAATGTCTTGGGTAGATCTAAATAATCCTGCTCAAGTGTGGGTTCGTAGATGGTTTACCGCTTATTGTAAAGAAACGTTGGCAAGAGTAAGAGGTAAGTTTAGTGGAAACATCAAAACTCCTGACTCTGAATTAACTATGGATTATACATCATTGGCTACTGAAGCGAA